AACCATAGTCCAAGCGTACCTTCCCAATCACCATTTCGTTGTTTTGCAGTAATTAAAAATGTGTCTGGTTGACTATTGTCAGCAATCCTGTTCTGTTCTGTTTCTCTTTCTTTTAATCGGTTTCTAGCTATAAGCACGACATTGTCTGCCAAATCCGTAATAACTCCAGAACCTTTGATGTCCTTCTTTTCTGCAATTCGATTACTTTCTCCACCTTTTCTTATGTGATGGACTAAGTGAATATGCATCTTCGTTTCCTTAGCAACATCACATAAAGCATCTACCAAGTCTTTTTGTCCGTTAAAGTCATCTTCTCCTCTGACTAACTTCATCATCGAGTCTAAAATGATGTGGTCGCACTTTAAATGCTGTTTTGCATATCGACATAATGCAATCGCTTGCCAGGCATCTAACCTTCCTTGATGGTCAAATAAATAGGCTTTATCCTTTCTCCATGACATAAACTGTTCAATATCGTGATTAGACACGTTTAATGAGCCTATGGCTTGACGAACCATGCGAGATAAGGTCTTAGTAGGTGTCATCTCTAAAGAAGCCGTTAAAACCGTTTTATTGGCTTTTAAAAGTGATAATTTCATTTGACCAAGAATTAATGATTTTCCTGAGCCGTTTTCTCCTGCCCAAATAGTTAATTCAGAATGTCGAAGTCCGACAAGCTGGTCAAGTTTCGCAAAAGGAAGTTTATCGCCTTCTATGCCTAAATGTCGGTTTTTGTAATACGTTTTAATTTCGTCTTCAAAAATAGACTTTTCTTTAACTTGGTACATGATTTCGTGATATTCACGATATTGTTCTAAATCAATGTTTACTAACATGAACTTCGTTCTCCGAATCTAATCCAATCAGGATTTTAGGTTTTAAGTTGGTAATGTGGATAAACCACGCTGCAAATTGTTCATCCGTACAATCGCCATGAATAAGGTTTACAACTTGATTTGTTAAAAATGCTAAATCAATACTACGAGGCATATCCTTTTCTGTATAAATGGTAGGCATAGGACTATAACTGTCTTTAGGATTAAACCAATCAGGTTTATTACCAACGATGACAAATACTCCATGTAAGTAATCGTTCTTATACCAAAACTTAAAGGCTTCATCTTGACCAGTCATATAAAGTTCACCTGTTCTTTTGTTTCAACAAAAATTTCATCTTCCCATCTTCTGTCTCTAATCCATCGTTCAGCATCTTTACGATATTTAGGTTCAGGTATTGCAATAGTTTGAGCTTTTGCTTTTTGAGTAATTAATTTTATAAGTTCAGCATTAGGTTTTAATTTGTTCCATTCTTTAAACGCATTAGTCTTTCCTAAAGGCTTTGAATACGCTTTCCAAAATAACTCAAAATCATCTGTATACTCTTCTCTTCTCTTCTCTTCTATATTGGGTGATGCTAGAACTTGCTTAGCACTTGCTAGAACTTGCTTAGCACTTGATTTTTTAGGTTTAGATTTCAATGACTTAGAATCACCACCTTTTTTACCACTTAGCGATTTTGCAAGACGTTCAGAATCTTTTTCAGTACGCATAGATTCCATCTTTTTATTAATATATTTATCATCTACCAACTCAAAGCAACTCTCTAGCACTTGCCAAGCATTTGCCATAACATCATTAGGACAACCACATATTTCAGCAAGAATAGAAATGTCATTAGGTATAAAACCTTCTACCCAACATTCATCTAAAAGTTCACGATATAAGCCACGTTCTATGTAGCTCATTCTTTGAGCCTTTCGATTAGCTCTCCAATCTTGCCAAAACCATTTGTAATAAGGCAACGGTCTAAGTTCTGCCATATCAATCCTTTTTAAATACATCAGGTCTAAGCATTTCTCTTGTAACTCTGTAATCAGATAACTTTTCAATCTCCTTTATGTATTTGAATGGGATGTGCGTTTGTCCCCATAACACGACTGTGTTAGGTCGTAATGCAAGTAATTCAGCCAAGTTTCGCAACGAGCCAAATTCAATCTTTAATAAATCCATCGGGTTCATAATTAATTCCTTTCTTTTATGAAATATACTATACTTATGGAATGTTATCAAACATTATTTATATTAGTATAAATACCTATGAAAATATTTGTAAATATTTAAAAAAAGTGTTGAAATTAGTAAAAAATAAGAATAATATTTAGATATGCAGTAAATTTATTAATTAATTGAAGAAAGAGAAAGTATATGAAAACATTTATAGAAGCACTCATATTAGGTACATTGATGTTTGTTATTCCATTGACTGTTTGGATTATCAAGACAGGAGGTCTATGATGGATTACAGAGCCTATTGCACAGATGAAAGACAAGAACTTTGGTCAGATTGTCAAGAAGCGATTGAAGAACGCATACAAGACTTAATGCGAGAACGAAATAAGTTTGACGAATGTTCCTTTGAAAACTTTAGCGAAAACATTTATTCAGCAACAACTGAAGAAGCTGAATCCATAGAATCTTATTTACGCAATAAAGACTTTGAAAAATTAGGTCGATTACTTTGGTCTATATCTTATAAACGTGCTGAAGATAACGCAACATGGCAAGCTCGTGATGAATGGCATAACGGAGATATTACAAATGAATAATAAAAAAGAACAAGCAATTTGGTCAATGTATGAAAAACAAGAACATTTGTTATCTATGCTGATTATTTTAAAAGATTACATTAAATCAGATAAATACATAGCTGGTCATGCTGAAGCAATGCTAGAAGGTTTGGTATCTAAAGTAATTATTGACCAAATCGATATGATTAACGAAGCTGGAATTAAATACTAATGAAAACATTTATAGAGGAATTAGAAGAAATGGATAAACATAATAAATTTTTAGAATTACGCAAAATTAACGTCAATGAGCATACAGAGAAAAAAGGCAAGTTTACTTATTTATCTTGGGCTTGGGCTGTTGACCAATTACTTCAGCTTGACCCATCAGCTACATGGAGATATGAGCAACCAATGTCATTTGGCGATACTTTAATGGTGTTTTGTACTGTTACAGCATTTGGTAAAGACATGACGGCTCAATTACCTGTAATGAACAATAAAAACGCAGCTATGACTAATCCTGACGCATTTTCAGTTAATACGGCTATGCAAAGATGTTTAGCAAAAGCAATCGCATTACATGGTCTTGGGTTATATATTTACGCTGGTGAGGATATTCCTGATGAAGATGCTCCAGACTTAACAGATTTAACTGTTCATTGGATAGATATGATTAATGAATGTTTAGATATAGATACTTTAAAGTCAGCGTATGGCCAAGCCTATAAAGAACTAAACAAAGACAAAGAAGCAATTAATAAGATTAGTGCAGCTAAAGATAAAAGAAAGGCTGAGTTACTATGAAAGCATTTCCATTTACATATGAACTTTCTGAAATGCAAGGCATGGATTTAAGAGATTACTTTGCGGCTAAAGCAATGCAAGGAATCCAACAAACATCTAAAAATACAATGTATGAAGACATCGCAAGGCTTGCCTATGTAATGGCTGACGCAATGATGAAAGCGAGGGAAAAATGAAACACAAACACGCAGATTTAATACACGCTTGGGCTGATGGTGCTGAGATTCAAGAATGGCAAGAACATTTACAAGTATGGGAAACAGATAAAAATCCAACTTGGCATCCTGATTCTATATATCGCATCAAGCCGAAACCAAAGCATGATGTTGTAGCTTATTTATCAAAAGAATTTCACTCGACGTTAAATGGTTTTGCATGGCACGAATCTACTTATCAATTCCATACTTCACTTTTAAAAATTACATTTGATGGCGAAACAGGCAAACTTAAAAGTGCAGAGGTGATTAAATGACAGCAAATGAACTAGCAGACGCAATGGATATTCGTGCATCAATTCGCAGACAAGCAACGAGCCGTAAAAGTGTCCAAGAAGGTGCTGACGATAGGCTTGCTGACCAATTAGAACAAGCAGCCACTATGCTACGTCAACAAGCTAAAGAGATTGAGGATTTAAAAAATGCTCAAAATATTGACCAAATGAGCAAGCCTATTGCTTGGATGGACAAAAATGGATATGTCTATGGTAAACACGAAACACGACCAATAGAAGCTGATATACCTCTTTACACCCACACCCAATTACACCCAATTGAACCAGTGGCAATGCGTTATGATTTCGATGGATATGGATATATGTATATTGACTCAGGTTCAGGAAGTGATTGGAAAACGAGAGAGAAGGGTGAGTTGCTTTACACCAAGCCATTCTTTAGTCAAAAACCT